AGGTCACCATTTACCTATCAACATAGGTCTCCATTCACTTACAGAAATCCAGTGAATGGACAAGAACCTAATATTAGAGATGCAAGACAGCCTGCAACTTATCAACATAGGTCACCGTTAACATATTCACATAGGTCGCCTTTGGAATATTCTCATAGGTCTCCATTTACATATAGAAGTCCTGTATCTGCACAAGAGCCTAACATAAGAGAAGCAAGACAACCTAGTACATACCAACATAGAAGTCCTTTGACATATAATCATAGGTCTCCATTTACGTATCAACATAGGTCACCGTTCACATATAGGAACCCTGTGTCTGCTCAAGAACCTAATATTCGTTCTGCACAACAACCGTATCCTTATATTGCAAATGCACAAGAACCTAATATTAGGTCACAACAAGAACCAAATATTAGGTCACAACAAGAACCTAATATTAGAAATAATCAGGCAGCGTTTACTTATAACCATAGGTCTCCGTTTACATATAGGAATCCTGTATCTGCACAAGAACCTAATATTCGTTCTGCACAACAACCTAACATTAGAGATGCAAGGAGTCCATTCACGTATGATGCAAGGTATCCAGCGAATGCACAGCAACCTTTTACATTCCAAGCACCATTTACGTACAGGAACCCTACTAATGCAAGGCAACCTAACGATGCAAGGAACCCATTCACATATAGACAACCTTATATAGCGAATGCAAGACAACCAAATAGTGCAAGAAACCCATTTACATATAGAGTGCCTTACATTGCAAACGCAAGAACTGGTGCAAACTCTAGGGCCCCAAGTATTGCACAACAACCCATAACGTACCAACACAGAAGTCCGTTTACATACTACTTCACTTTTGGTGGTGGTAATCCACCTAATGTCATGGAGCCGTAAGCAAATGAGAAATATTAATATAACAGGAACAATCTAAAATGCCAATAGGTCAAAGACAACAACCGACTATCAAAAACGGACAAGTGTCCGTTGATGTACAGACGCCTTCGATTGTTCAACAACCATTTACGTATAGTGCAAGGTATCCAGCGAATGCACAGCAACCGTTCACATTCCAAGCACCATTTACGTATAATGCTAGGTATCCAGCGAATGGTCAACAACCGTTCACATTCCAAGCACCATTTACATATAGGAACCCTACTAACGCAAGACAACCTAATAATGCAAGGAATCCGTTTACATACAGAGTACCTTACATTGCTAATGCAAGACAACCGTTTACTTATAACCATAGGTCTCCGTTTACATATAATCATAGGTCACCATTTACATATAGAAGTCCTGTATCTGCACAACAACCTAACATAAGAGAAGCAAGACAACCGAGTTCATATCAACATAGGTCACCTTTAACGTATTCACATAGGTCACCGTTAACGTATTCTCATAGGTCACCATTTACATATGCAAGACAGGGTCAAACACCGTTTACTTATAACCACAGGTCTCCATTTACATATAGAAGTCCTGTAAATGGACAAGAACCTAATATACGTTCGGCACAAGAACCTAATATTAGAAGTCAACAAGAACCTAATATTAGAAATGCACAAGCAGCGTTTACTTATAACCATAGGTCTCCGTTTACATACAGAAATCCTGTAAATGGACAAGAGCCTAATATTAGAAACCAACAAGAACCGAACATTAGGTCACAACAAGAACCAAACATAAGAAACAATCAGACACCGTTTACGTATAGTCATAGGTCACCGTTTACTTATCAGAATCCTAGTAATGGACAAGAACCTAATATTAGAAACATACAACAACCGAACATTAGGTCACAACAAGAACCTAATATTAGAAACAATCAGGCAGCGTTTACCTATAGTCATAGGTCACCGTTTACTTATCAGAATCCTAGTAATGCACAAGAGCCTAATATTAGAAACCAACAAGAACCGAACATTAGGTCACAACAAGAACCTAATATTAGAAATGCACAAACACCGTTTACGTATAGTCATAGGTCACCATTTACATATAGAAGTCCTGTATCTGCACAGGAACCTAATATTAGAGATGCACAACAACCTAATATTAGAAGTCAACAAGAACCTAATATTAGAAACGCACAAACACCGTTTACGTATAGTCATAGGTCACCATTTACATATAGAAGTCCTGTATCTGCACAGGAACCTAATATTAGAGATGCACAACAACCTAATATTAGAAGTCAACAAGAACCTAATATTAGAAACAATCAGACACCGTTTACGTATAGTCATAGGTCACCGTTTACTTATCAGAATCCTAGTAATGCACGTCAACCTTCTACGTATCAACATAGGTCACCGTTCACTTATAGGAATCCTGTAAATGCACAAGAACCCAATATAAGAAACAAACAGAATCCGTATCCTTATATTGCAGCTGCTCAAGAACCAAACATAAGGAATGCACAGACACCGTTTACGTATCAAAGAACTGGTCAAACAACTGTAACATATTCTCACAGGTCACCGTTTACGTATGCTAGACAAGGTCAGACACCAACGACTTATAACCATAGAAGTCCGTTTACATATCAAAGAACAGGTCAGACACCAACGACTTATCAGCATAGAAGTCCATTCACCTATTCAAGACAAGGGAGAACACCCGAAGCAAGATGGGATGGAGTGGTATCACAACAATGGCCTGCAACACCAATCACATCATAGGAACCTACCCGACAGTGAACAAAGACCCCTCGAAAGAGGGGTTTTTTTTATCTTACTAAATATAGGACAGATATTATGGAGATACCATGCAGAAAATTGAAACCCTAGAACAAGCAAAAGAATTAATAAAACCTTATGACCCTAAGATAACCTCACAAGAAAGACAGGCCATTGGTAATTTTCATCTTGGTGCATTTAATATAGAACCAGGCTATTCAAAAACTTCAGAAACCTATAAAATACTTGAGTGGATGTTCAAAGAAATTCTACCACCAGTAAAGATTGCAAAGTGGAAAGACTTTGAATATCTAAGAAAAGAAAACAGATTTGGTGGGTTCAATGGATTAAGAAATGAGTCAGTAACTTATCACAAGTTTTTACCAGTTGGTTATGCAGAGAAACCTAGAAAGGTAATTCCAGGCGTAGCAGGTATGGACATGAAAGATTCTAATGGATATGTAGATATAGATACATTAATCGATTGGGACACAGTTGAAAACAGAGACCAACATGCAGAGGGTTCATTGTTGTCTATGTATTATCACGGTGCAAAAGCACACTGGCTAATTCAAAGTATCCAAGAGGAAGGTTTAAGAGCTCCTATTCAAGGATATGTTGTAGATAATGGTGTCACTGGTATGAATACTGAATCTACTTACACATTTAGAATACACCCAGGCTCTATTCGTTCGGGTGTCTTTGAAGAGATGCAAGACAACGATATGGAAATTATGGTAATAGATAATTTTGATGTTGTGAAAGTTGAACCGACAAGCCTTGACAGCGTATTAGAGATGTGGTATACTAAGTTAAAGAGATTAGACAAGCAATACCATTGTTCATTCACATATGTGGATGGTTGTATTGAATATAATACTGCATTAATGGACTTAGATTTCAGAGATGAAGTACATGCATTTAACAAACAGGTCTATGAACTTGCAAAAGGTAAACCCCTAACAATCTATATTGGACATGATAGTAGACATGGAGATTTGTCTAAGTGTTCTAAGTTTGCAATCCTAGAAAGTATTAAAAACGGATTTGGTAGAGGTTGGATGCATGACCAAGTTAAATGGGAACCCGAAGTTAAAATACTTGACATTTCTAAGATTCCCGAGTATACTAGAGAGTATGCAAATCAAAGTACTGAATTTACATACAGTAGATTCCTAATACCTTACTTAGAGAACTACGAAGGATTTAGTATCTTTATTGATGATGACTTCATCTTTAATAAAAGTATACTACCAATGTTTTACTACTTAAACCCTAATGATGCTGTTGCATGTATACAATATCCACAATACAAACATGATGAAACAAAGTTTGATGGTGAAGTTAATATAGATTACCCTAAGAAGCTTTGGTCTAGTATGATGGTATTCAATAATGGACATGAAGACTGTAAGAAGCTAACACCCGAAGTTGTTAACACTTGGACAGGAAAACAGCTACATCAATTTGAGTGGACAGATAAAATCTCTAAAATACCCGAACATTATATCTTTGTAGAAGGATATGATAACCATGAAGAAAAGTACAACTACAGTGGTATACATTATACACGTGGTGGCCCATGGGTAAAAGGGATGGATTATTCAACCATAAATAATCTTGAAGACTTTTTAAAAGTGAAAAGAAGATTGCCAATTGGCGATTAGTATGTTATAATATTACCGAGGAACTAAATTATGAACGCATTTATATATGACAGTGAAGGAACTTTATTCATCCGTAAACCTAACGGACTTGAATACAATTACGATTCTGTAGACAAACCAGCTTTTGATTTTGAGTTTGATGTTATCATCTATGATGATATAGAAGTTAAAATATTAAACTGGGAAGAAGGTCTAGCTTTTGACCGACAACAAAAAACTGCACTCTCAAAAGAAGAGTGTGAAATGATTGAACAATACATTGAGAATAGTGAACCACCTATAGGTCACAGTCTCAATATGCAATTTATCAATACTCTTTATAGTACAACTAAAGATTACATCGACCAAGAATGTAAACAGTATAACTTTGATAATCTATCTGAAGTTACTTATGCTGGTAGAGAAGGTTCGAATCATCCACATAGAAATAACGCTAGAAGAGCAATGGAATTTGCAGATGCAGTTAACTCTGTTTTAGACCAACTAGTTCAAGAAATCCAATCTACTAGAGAAGACTTCTTAAAAGACTATGACGCTTATCAGAGTGAATTACCTAGTCCATATACGCCAGAAGATACTAGGCCGTAGTCAATGGGGTTTAACGTTGAGTTAGAGTTCATTAAAGAACCTTTCCATATCAAAGATATGCCTTTGCAAAAGGTATACGTTTTAGATGATTACTTATCTACAACGATGCATCATTGTATTGATGATAGGATAACTAGAAATTCTTATTGGGCAAAAACTAATCAAGTAAACTCAGACAGCCCTACAGGACTACCACACCATAGTTTTTGGGGTGTTGGATTCTTTAGAGGTGAGAACCAAGAAATAGAACGTGGTATGGAACCTAAAGATACATATCTTATGAATTGGTTCAATAGAAAGTTACAAACAGACTTCGGATTTATGTGGGAGAGATTTCAATACTTTGGTTTGAATTCTCAGACTCAAGGACTAGAGGGAACAACACATGCAGATTGTGAGCCTCAAGATGATTGGAATCTTTCATTTTTATATTATCCAAATAAGTTTTGGAATGATTCTTGGGGTGGTTCTTTAAGAATGTATGATAAAATGCAACAAGGAATACATGGAAGAGAAGACCATATTAAAAATCATCAAGTTGCAGAAGTGTATTTTAAACCCAATAGATTATTAATATTTGATGGAAGAATACCACATGGTGCAGATGCACCAAAACCAGCTGCAAGGTATATGGATAGACGTTCTTTGGTTATAAGAGGAGATGAAATTAGTCTAAAGACTTTATGGGGTGAAGATGCCTACGATTGAATTTACATGTTATGATAAACAAACCACGGAGAATTGGAGACCAGTTCTAGCAAAGAAAGTAGTTCCCGATTGGTGGAAGACTATGAAGGTTCAAGAGAATGTTCGTGGTCACAAAACTCAGACTATAAGGTCATGTCCTGCTATGGATGACTGGTTAAAGACTGGATGGTTAATTTGTGCAAAGAAAGACATGCAAGTATTTGTAAGTGAACATTCTAGTAATTCAAGAACAGACCCACAGGACAGACTTTCATCACCAACACATCCAGCTGGACAAGCAGGTCATCAATTTACTTACTTATCTAAAGAAGATGCACCAACAAAAGATGCATTCAAAATGAAAGCACCATGGAATATTATTACTCCGCCAGGCTATTCTTGTCTATACTTAGACCCATTTCTATTTCAAAATAAGTATTTTGCAACATGGCAAGGTATGATTGATACAGATGCATTTAATGTTAATATGGATAACTCTCAAATTATCTTCTATCCTAAAACAAATAAAGATTTTATAATCAAAGCTGGAACACCATTAGTTCAAATCATCCCTTACAGAAGAGAGACTTGGAATGCATCCTATATAACATACGACAATCAATCGTGGCAAGAGAACAGGTCAGTTAGAACTACCCATAGAGTGGGTGAAGATGGTGGTAAACTAAAAACAATGGATGAATGGAATAGGTCACCCGAACTTAGAGAAGAGAAAAGACATATTGAAGGAATGGCTGGTGCCTATAGAAGAATTAAGTATTGGAATGAGAAGGGAAGAATGTTTAAAGAAGATAATCCACCACCCGAGTGTCCTATGCATAATCCCGATTTAGTAGAAAAAAATGCAGAAGTACAATTAGATTTATTCGGAGATACAGATGACAATTAGATTAGCATTCCCAACATTCATATTTGAAAGAAATTTATTAGACCAAGAGAAGTATGGTAAAGATGCTGTCTCCAAAGAATATATAATGACTCTTAAAAAAGAAATGGATGCATGGAGAAAAAGAGACCCCAAGGGTAGACAAATATCAAACAGGTACACTGGTTGGCAGTCTCAAGATGGGGTAGAACAACATCCAGCCTTTGCAAAGATTGTTAGATGTATTGAAACTGCATTGAGAGATGAAGTACAACAATTCTTCAGAGTTCATCCCGACGATGCACAAGTTAAAATAGACAATACATGGGCAAATATAAATGATAAAGGTGCATGGAATACACCACATTTACATAATGGTTGTTGGTATAGTGGAGTTTTTTATATACATGGAGACGGTGATGAAGGTGACCTACAACTAATCAATACAGACCCAAAGGTAGTCGCAGACCATCCTACCAATGCTAGAATGCACGAGAGTATAGGATATCATCCTGTCACTGGAAGACTTATAATGTTTCCTAGTGGTGCAATGCATATGGTAGAACCCAATCCTACAGACAAAGAAAGATACTCAATTTCGTTCAATTGTAGAGTACATCAAATTTCAGCTTCCCCAAGTAGAAGAGACCCTCAAGGGACACCACCCAATGAGAATGAATTTACTTTTGAATTAGATGAAATAGGTAACCCCATACTGAACTGATTATTCTAAATAGTAGTATGGAAATTACTATCACACCTTATATCCTATGGAATATAATTACAGTCTTTGTTATTGTACCTATAGGTTTCTTACTTAGGAATACACTACAAGAGGTATCACGCCAAGGGATTCTTCTCAATAAGACACGTGAAGAGATAGCCAAAGATTATGTCACACGTGAAGAAATTGAGAAAGATATGTCTAAACTATTAGACCAAATGAACCGTATCTCTGATAAAATCGATAAACTTACTACTAAGACTTATTTCCAAGAATAAAAAACGCATAAATAGTATTAAACAGGAATACTATTATGGCACAACCAAATTCAAAAGCAACCCTCAAGGAGTACGTTAAGAGAAAACTAGGCGCACCTGTGTTGGAAATCAACGTAGATGATGACCAGTTTGATGATAGACTTGATGAAGGTCTACAATACTTTAGAGAATACTGCTATGATGGTAGTATTAAGTGTTATTTAAAACACCAACTTACACAAAGTCAGTTAGATTCATTCAAGACAGATGAATCACATTCAGCTGCAACAGCAGGTGGTCATGCAGTAAGTAATCAAACATATAAAGAACAACAAAACTATCTTACTCTACCCGAACATGTGTTATCTGTTTTAAACATTTTACCATTCAATGACAAACATAATCTAAACATGTTTGATTTAAGATATCAATTAAGACTAAATGACTTATATGATTTAACTTCAACTAACGTTCTGTATTATGAAATGGTACAGCAGAATATAACAATGATGGATAACATCCTAGTTGGAAGAACACCTATTAGATACAACATGCATTCTAATAGATTGTATCTAGATTTAGATGCAGATAGTTTAACAGCTGGTGAATATCTAATCATTGAATGTTACAGAAAGATTGACCCAACCGATATGACAGATGTCTATGACGATATATGGTTAAAGAAATATTGTACTGCATTAGTTAAGTATCAGTGGGGTGAAAACCTATCTAAGTTTTCGGGAATTGCATTGCCTGGCGGAGTCACATTAGACGCTGCACAGATGAAGTCCGAAGCACAAGAGGAAATTACAAGATTAGAAGAAGAGTCTAGACTGAATTTTGAAATGCCAGTCATGGACTTAATGGGATAAAAACATGCCAACAAACGTATTTTTTAACCATGCAGTTAATACTGAACAGATGCTATATGAAGACATCGTTGTTGAGTCACTTAGAATGTATGGACACGAAACATTTTACCTACCTAGAGAAATTGTAGAAGAGGATACTATCCTTGGTGAAGATGTACAATCCAAATTTGGAGATGCATACTCAGTAGAAATGTATCTAGAAAATACAGATGGGTTTGAAGGTGATGGAGATTTAATGTCTAAGTTTGGTGTCTCAGTTAGGGATACTGCAACCTTTGTAATATCATTAAGAACATGGGAAAGATTCATTTCTTTAGATTCAAATCTCACCACATCATTAAGACCTAACGAGGGAGATTTAATTTACTTCCCTATGAGTGGTTCAATGTTTGAAATCAAATTTGTAGAACATGAGAACCCATTCTATCAAGTCGGAAAACTATTTGTATTCAAATTACAATGTGAGTTGTTCGAATACAGTGGAGAGGATTTCGATACTGGAACAGTAGTAGACTTAGTAGAAAACGAACAGGCATACACAATCGAAATGGTTGTTTCAAATACAAGTGGAGAATTTACAATTCAAGAAGTTATAAATTACAGTGGAGCTGCAACTGGTGAAGTTATTGGTTGGACGCCAGGCGCATCAGACGAGATACGTAAACTTACTATCAAGGATGTTACAAGAACCCTTGCAGTTGGTGATACCTTGGTTGGTGCATCAAGTGGTAAGACAGTGGTCATAGAATCCATTACAGACGTTCTAACGTTTGCAAATGATGGTGATGCACAGAATAAAGACTTCGAAGATAAAGCAGATGGATACCTAGACTTCTCAGAAACAAACCCATTTGGTGAGGTTACATAATGATAGAAAAAATATTAGCAGATAGATTAAATGTAGATATATCTACAATCACAGATGAGTCACATATTGTTGATGACTTAAATGCAGATTCGTTATCAGTAGTTGAAGTAATTATGGACATTGAGTCCAGTTATGATATTAAAATAGCAGATGAAGATGCAGAAAACCTATTTACAGTTGCAGAAATAAAACAGTATATAGAGGACTATTCATAATGTTTGGTACCTATTTTTATAATGAAACAATGAAGAGAGCTGTATCAATTTTTGGTACTCTTTTTAATAACATTACAATCAAGAAAGTAAAATCAGACGGTACGGTACTCACGGAACAAAAAGTACCCATAAGTTATGGGCCAAAACAAAAGTTCTTACAAAGATTAGCAGAAGATGCCAACCTTGGTGATGGTATGAGAACTGCAATCAGTATGCCTAGACTTGCATTCGAACTTACAGGGTTCGAATATGATGCAACTAGACAACAAAACAAACTAATTAGGAGTTCTAAATCACAGTTAGAGACTGCAGACACAGGTAAAAGAGGATTCCAATATCAACCAGCACCATACAATTTAACATTTAGTCTATCGATTCTTGCAAAGAACATGAACGATGCACTACAAATAGTAGAACAAATCCTACCATATTTCCAACCCGAATACACAGTTACAATGAAGATGATTGACTCTATGGTCGATTACAGAGACGTACCTATCATTCTAGGTTCTGTAACAATGGAAGACCAATACGAAGGTTCATTCGAAGAAAGACGTGTGATTGAGTACACATTAGAGTTTACTATGAAGTTATATTTCTTCGGCCCAGTATATACTGGTGAAGTTATTAAGAATGTTATTGAAAGAACATACATATCAGACGGAGTGCAAGGTCAAGTTAAGACTGCAAGTGGTTTATTCACTACCAGTGAGATAGACGGTAGTGGATTGGTTAAAGAAGTTAAACATTACGAACCAGCATTTGCAGAAACAACCTCAACTGCAGTAAATAACTCCACCACAGTATCATTTGCAACGGCTATAAATACTAAGATAAGTGCAAACGATGAAGTATTCGGTACCAATTTAGGAACGAATCCAACAATCTCAAGTATTGCAAACGATAAATTAAGTATAGTTGTATCAAGTGCAGTGACATTAGATGCAAAAACTAAACTTAAGTTTGTTGGTTCAGTTGACCCAACTGATACATTCGTTGTTGCAGAAACGGTAACATTTTATGATGATGGTTCTACAAGAAGCTTTGCAGATGATAGGACTACAGATGCGAGTTAATAATGACAAAAGACACGATAGATAAACAGTTAGATGATGTCTTAGACATTCACACTGAAATCAAAGCAGAAGTAGAAATACTTCCCAAAAAATTACCTACTGTTAAAGACAGAGGTGAATCAATAGTAAACGACTACAAATATGCAAGAGAAAATCTCTATGGTCTTGTAGAGCGTGGGCAAGATGCAATCGAAGGTATCTTAGATGTTGCAAAGGAAACAGAACATCCTCGTGCATATGAAGTTGCTGGACAATTGCTTAAAACGGTTGGTGATACTGCAGAAAAATTATTAGACGTGCAGAAGAAATTAAAGGAATTAGAAAAGGACGACGAAGAGAAACGGATTGGAACACAACACAATCATCTATATGTCGGTTCAACATCCGAGTTACAGAAATTTCTAAAGAAGAATAAGTAATGGTACAACCTACAAACGAGGGATACTTAGGTAACAACCTCATCAAACGTTCGGGTATAGAACATCAATATACCGAAAAAGAGCTTGCAGAATACATGAAGTGTTCTGAAGACCCATGTCATTTCATTGAAAATTACACACAAATTATATCACTAGATGAAGGTATGGTACCTTTTAAGCTTCGTGGATATCAAGATAAACTTATAAA